CTTTGGGTGTTTCTATAACCGCACGACGCGCAATGAAAAAGGCTTTAGTATTTACAATGTCTGGAATTGTACGAGAAGAAACGAGGACATATTGTCGCAAGGTTCGTTGAAACTCCCGGTCATCAATTTTGAATGAAACTCCATCTGGCATTATATCTTTTCGGCTGGATTTTCACAGGTCAAAACTATAAATGAGCCATCTGACGAAGCCTTTACGGAAACTATTTTTAGCGCAAGACCGTTCTGGTCAGTGATTGTCTGGCGTGATTTTGGCAGCGCAGAATCAAACAGCGAAGTTCTAATGCAGAACGCAGAATGGTTGCTTAAACTGAATCCGCCTTCGGCCATGAGCCGCAAACTCTCGGATGAATGTGGGATTGTAACGTAAGAGTTCCCGTTCCAAGTGACCGCCATGTTGCCCAACCCGCGATTCCCTTCGAGGTCTTTCAGTCCCCGCACTACTTCGTGTGATAGTCGGTTCATTCACTGGCCGAGATAATAAAATGCGTTGGTTGTGTAGGTTAAATAAGTATTAGTGACGTAACCCAGCGCATTGGTTTGTTCAACCAAAGCAACAGCGACAAGATTATTGGTCTTTAATGAATATCCGGTGACGCCAACAGCCGTTACGTTTGTTAGTCCAGTTCCGTTTCCAAAAAAAACATCGGCTGTATTGGTCAAATTCAATGCCGCTCCACTGATAACGCTGTTGGTCTTGGAATTAAGTTGCGCCTGAATATCACTTGTCACCGTGCTTAAATATCCGAATGTCAGGCTCGGATTATTCGTCCAAGTCTTGTCCTCATTGTAAATCCTAACGCTTGGATCAATGCTGATATATGCTCCATTCCGATATGTGTCGCTGGTAGCGTTATGGTCGCCAGCAAAAGAAATAAACGGAACAAAAACAGCCAGAATCAGTAAAAGATTTTTCATTAGTTGCCTCCCAAGTATTGAACGGTAACGGAACAATTTGTCCCAGTCAAACTACTCACGCTTGCCTCAAAATAGCCCCAGCGTTGGCCGGTAATCACAAACGAATTTGTCGCAACAGCCGTGCTTGTAATGTTTGTAACCGTAACCCAGTTTGTTGAGTCCAAACTCGAAAGTATATTTACCGTGTTAGTCCGGATAGTGGAATTGATGATAACAAATGTGTGATTCTTCACACTCTCAACATACAATGCCGAGCCGGTCTGATTAGTTGTCGCAGAAAGCAGCGTGGCGTTGATTGTATTAAGCGCAAAGGCTGGCGGGAATTGGCTCGCCATCACCGATGTTGCTACTAGAAAAATTCCGCAAATAAGTTTCTTCATAATCTTTTTAAGCAAAACGGACTGGCCGGTTTTTCCAGCCAGCCCGTGAAACATGAACCACCAAAATTACAGCAACAAACTGAATGTCACAGTTGCAGCCGAGCAATCATCACTCGTCGCTATCATGTGCCAAGCAACATATCGTTGAGTCCCCGGAGGCAATTTGTAATAAAACGTAGTCGCCACGCTGCCCGTGCCGCCAACACCAACCACATCGCACTCAATGAGCGGATTAGTGATAGCCGCGCCGCTAGTCGTCGCAGAGGTGTAAAGTTGGATTTGCAGGTTGTTCGTGGTCGTGTGACCCGTAATCGCCGGAACTACAATTTCCACGGTGATTTCTTCCGGGTTGAACGGGCCAGAACCGATGTCAAGATAGCTGGTCGTGTTATTCGTGTTATTCGGCGCGGCGTGTGTCGTGCTTAACGTATAATCCCGAACCAGTCTTTTGGTTTGAACTTGAGTAGCCATAAATTTTTATGTTTGGTTTGGTTTGTTAACAATCAATGAGGTGTCCCAGCCGCAGTCGCAGCTTCGACTGACGTAATGCTATCCGTTACATAGAGAGGAATCCCGTTGGATTCCACCGGCAAAGACGGAAATTGCAGAGCCGTTGCCGCTGTGATTGCATTGGTTGTTCCGCCAGAACCGGCAGCATAAACAGGTGTGCGCGAAGTTTGCAGCGCATAACGCTGTGCGCGGTTGCATAACAGATGCGTCGGCACAGTCCCCACAGGGAATTGAGCCAAAGCCTGCGCCACCAAACCGTCAGTCAGTGAATAATTGCTGGCCGTGCCCGGAGGAGCTAGGTTTTTGATTCGGCAAACTGATTTTGTGTAGTTGAAACTCAACCCGACGTAACCCGAAAGGTTGTTCAGAAACGCCCGATATTGGCTGTTTGTTCCGGTGATATACTGCGGAACCCATTGCTTGAGCATCAAACCCTGATTGTTGCCGTAAATAAACTCGCAACAATCCGGCTGATTCACTACCAACCATGCGCTTGAAGTTGTCGAGGCCAAACCACCAACCGCATTGGCGGTCACTTCCATATTGGTATAATCATACAGATAAACCAATCCGGCAAAACCAGCATCCGTCAGTGAAGGATTGCCATAATAAAATTGATTGCCGAGCGTGATTAGTTTTTGTTTGGCAACACCAAGTGCTTCATTGCCCAAAACCCAGTCCGCGCCAAATTCGGAAGCGTCCAGCACGGCTTCATCAACGCGCATCTGCGCGTCAAGGAAGAATGTCTGGTTGATGCGCTGATCCCAACGCGAAGCAACCACAGCCGTGCCGGTATTAACCTCGCGGAACGCGGGGCCGCCTGGTAACGCAGAGCGAACCAACGCCTTGTAGGTCGTGCCTTTGATGGGGCGACCAGAAATCACATTGACTTCCGGCGCGAACAAACGGACTTCTTCGACGATACCGACCGCTTGATCAGTCCCGTTCATTTTCGTAATGTCCAACAGCGTTAAGAATGTATCAGGCATAAATTTTCAGTATTTGATTGTTGTGTTTTGAAATTATCGTTTTGGAACGTAACCAGCCTTTTCCAAATCAGCTTTTGCGGCAGCGCGGACACGCGCCATGCCGGACAACTGCGACGTCGCCGTGGCGGTTGTTGGAACAACGGGTTGCGCCGGTGCGCCGATTGCAGCCGTAGCCTGTGCCAATTTTGCAGCCACTGTCGCGTCAACTTTTGATTCCGCAGCCGCAACTTTTCCTGTCAATTCAGTATTCATAGATTCGAGAGTTTTGATTTTGGTTTCCAATGTGCCAATGGTCTGTTTCGCCGTCATTAAATCGGTGGAAAGCTTGGCGTGTTCGCTCTGTTTTGCGATAGCATTTGATTTTGCTTCCTCATTTACCTCACCAGAGCCTTCGCAGGCTTCACATTCCACCATTCCTTCGCCCTTACATTCTGGACAAGCCTTCGCGCCCTTCACCTTTGGGCCAGAATTGGCTTCAATGGTGGTTTTTAGTTCGAGATTTTCGGCTTCCAGTTCTGCGATTCTGGCGTTAGCCGCACCAATACGGAAAATTTTTAGAGCCATAGTTCTACCCTGTAGAAATTGTCAACTAAATGAGGTGTTGACAGAATTTTGGGGAAATGCTATATTCGCCGCATGGTCAAGACAGCCAGTAATCTCAATGCTGCTCCCAACGGGTCAATTCCTCAATTGACTGTCTTGACCGACACCGTTGGGAGTGGCGTTGAAATTGAAGAAACTGAAACATGAAAACACAAAAACCAAACAAACAAGTTCAGATTCCGGCGATGGAAATTGAGCGAGCGACGATTACGCTCGTTGGTGATTCATCGTTAATCTGCCATGCGTGGTCGCAAAAGGTAAAACAGGGCATGTTACGGAAGCAGAAAAAGGAAGCGCAACAAGCGAAGGCGGCAAAAGACCCGGAGCAGGATTTCAAAGATTCTCTCTATCCGTTTCCGGGCGGCGGTTACGGCCATCCGACTGTGGCCTTCAAGTCTGCCGCCGTGGATGCCTGCTCGCACGTTTCGGAAATCACAAAAGTCGAGGCACGTGGAGCGTTTCACATTAACGGGGAACTTCTGAAAATTGAAGGCAAGCCGACAATGCGCGAGGATATGGTGCGAGTCGGAATGGGCAGCGCAGACTTGCGCTATCGCGGCGAGTTCAAGGAATGGAAAACCACATTCTCAATCCGGTTCAACAAGAATGTTTTGAGCATTGAGCAAATCGTTCTATTGTTCAACACCGCTGGTTTTGCCATCGGTGTTGGTGAGTGGCGTCCAGAGAAAAACGGTTCGCACGGAATGTTCCACGTCGCATGAAAACAAATAAAGTCATCACGGAATTAAAACGCATCGCCAATAAAAATGGCGGATTGCTTCAACCGGAAACGGTGGTGGAGTCGGCGCGCCCAGCGTCGTCACCGCTTCATAGCCGGTTTGAGTGGGATAACACGGTTGCAGGCCAGCAATATCGGATATGGCAGGCACGGCAACTTATTCGGGTATCGGTTGAAATTATTATTCCAAGCATGGAAAAACCTACTGATGTATTCGTGAGCTTGTCCACCGACAGGGAAAAAGAATCCGGCGGCTATCGCATCATGGTTGACGTTCTCACGGATAAACAAATGCGTCAGCAAATGCTTGCCGATGCGTTGGCAGAATTGGAAATCTTCCGAGAGAAATACAGTCGGCTGAAAGAATTGGCGGCTGTATTTGCTGCAATCAAAAAAGTGCGGAAGAAATAGACTTGGCAGGCAGGGCCGGGCAAGGCGCGGCGTGGCGCGGCGGGGCGGGGCAAGGCCGGGCAGGGCGCGGCATGGCAGGCGTGGCGAGGCAAGGCCCGGCAGGGCCGGGCAAGGCGCGGCAGGGCGCGGCGCGGCTGGGCGGGGCAGGGCGCGGCATGGCAGGCATGGCGGGGCAAGGCCGGGCAGGGCGCGGCGGGGCAAGGCGCGGCGAGGCAGGCATGGGAATAACCAATGACCAGCCGGATTGATTTCTGGCTGGTCAGTTTTTCAA